CTCCTATACAGGTTTAGTAGACGTCACCAGGAAATTATACATCCCCCTCCTGGTCTTCGCCGGCGCGTTTCCCGGCGGCACAACGTGGCCATAACCACGCCGTGGTAGAGTTTTTCTTAACGAGAATCTTCGTCTAACCCCTAGTCCTGTTATGGCAGGCATTCAGGATTTACTCCGGTTCGGGACGGATAGCTAGTCCGATTTAGAGCCCGATGAGTTTTACTCCCTCATTTACCGATCATCTCGGATCTCAATGTCAACCTTCCTCTTAGGTTTTTTCTTTGAGGATGTGGAACGGCCGCCATTTTTCTTCCCCGAGTTGTTGTTTTGCTTGTTTTGCTTTTTACCCTTCTTCTTCCCCTTACCGGTACCTGGTTGACGACTATCAAGCCAAATGTCAGCGCCGCTCTTAAGGGCGGTTCCGACTGCACTACCAACGGGTCCGAAGACTTTGCCAACTGGCACAGCCCAATCCGATACAGTTTTCAACACATCATTAAACCACTCACCCAAAGGGTTCATTCCACGAGGTACACCAACAGGCAACTCTTGGATGGTTCGAGTGTAGATTTCCAAAATCTTTGGATCGTAAGGGCTAGCCGGAGTAACCAGATTAACATAGTCTGGTTCCTGGGCAGTAACAATTCTTTCAAAATAATAACGGACATTTACATTCAACACAGCCTGTTGTTGCAGACCGGAGAAAATTGTGCCACTAACATCATATGGAAGTGGTACAGCTGCCTCGTTATAGGGAAACCCTCCCGATGCTGGCCACACTGTAGCACTCGCCCATGCTGGTATGTTGGACGAGGCATTCACCTGATTGGTGGTTGGTGATCGAGTGATCACACAAGTGGAGCCCATGGGTTTTTGAAATGGGTTATTCACATCCGACATTGTTCCTGTAACGTAACATCCAGCCTTTGCTTCCCACTGCCGCGTCGATGGCATTGCAATTGCCTCTTCGACAGTGGTTGGTGGTAATTCTACACACCAAGCCGGAATGAAACTTTGAAGGATTGTAGCACGGGTTGTCTGATCAGCTGACAATCTCGTTTTCGACGTCACCGTAGTGGTGACCGTGCTAGTTGCAGTACTGGGTGTCATTAACTGCAGCGTCGGATTTGAAGGGACTCGAAATACCGTACAGGTCCCACCTTGATAAAGTTGGGGTGTCACATCTGACACTTCGAATCCCACCGCAATGAGACGGAATTGAGCCGAGCAAGCACTAGCAGGCATAATACAATTAGGACTGTTAGCGCAAGCTGTGGAAGTGGTTGTAGCCCAATCCGTTCCGGAAGGTACCGTTATAATGTTCAAACCTCCATACAATGGCAACGCCGCATTTTGATTCTCCGCCTCTACCATCACTCCTCCAGCTACATAAAACATTCGTTTCCAAACGTCTTGCATGTTGGCGGATAGTGGATTTAGGAAAATATGTGCGTCCCACGTCGCCGCAGATGACGGCGTGGGTGAGGTCACGACAGTAGTGTAGGGATAACACTGAACCAAGGTAGATGAAGAATTCAAATCTGGAAAACCAGCAATTCGAGTAACAACATCATGAAAAGGATCAGTAGCGGTAACAAACCAATCAAAGCCTTCTTGAGTAATTTCACGATTATTCAGCAATCTTTGGACTTCAGCACCCGCCCGACGGGGAAGGGCTGCAGAAGCATTCTCTGATATCTGGGTAGACATCTCCTCTATTTTACGAAAGGTGCCAGTGCAGAATACCAGACAAGCTGGTACCGGATTCCTAGCATAGAGAGTGTAATCCGTGCCAACCATCCATTCGGCCATTCGCCTGAACTTGGTTGGTAAATCCTTGATAGCCTGCCACCCTGAGGCAATAGTTGAACGCCATTTAAAGACGCCAAGATTAACCCAAAATAAGGTAGGAAAATATAGCACAGTATGTTTCAACCACGCCACTAATCCAATTGCTATATCTGACAGTGAATTTTGTGAATTCAAAGTCACAGCCATATTAAAAGCCATGTGCAATAGTATTGCCGGCAAAAGTGGGATGCTCTGACACACGGTGTGCATTGCCATGGCCGGAAAGAAATTAACTAACCTGCCTGTGCTATGCATTACCATCATGTGTGCAGTACACTCCATAGCCATCAACACTCCTCGTAATAATGGGAATCGGTGACACAAAACTTCCTCCATAAAAGGTGAAACGATAATTACTAAAAACCGCGTTGGCACTTGTGCCTGCACATCAATTCCATGAATCTCTGCATCGATACTCTTAACGAGCAATCGCCGTAGGGATTGAAAAATGGAACCAAGTGCATCAAAAGCACTAGCGGTTGAGACATTCTGTACACAGGGGCCCTTCGTTGTTTGGAGGTGCCACACTGTATCTGTTGGTCCACGTTGCTTTATATCCGCTGCAAAGAACGGATCAAACAAAACACTATGAATCCTTGCCGGCAACTGCGTGACGCGCGCGATTACGCGTTCACAATCCTGCACAGTAGTAACATCAACATCATATCTCTTTAGTAAAAAATTCATCGTCTCATCAGTTGCTTCACCCTCCTCCACAACGTGGGGGCGAAACTCGTCGCGAACCTTTCCCTCCAATGGGCTCGCGTCAATTCCTTCTGTCAATTGTAAGGTCTTTGCGATAATGGCTCGGATGACCGGGACGTGATTTACATCTCGTTTCAATCCTAAAGCTACAGCTCTGGCCCACATAGGTCCATCAGTCACAGAGGTTCGTGACCAACCCATTTTTGTCAACATACGCCCAATTTTCGGACCATATATCAACCCCCGTGAGCTTGGATAAAACCAGCCACTACAGTAGTCAGCCATCATCCAGTCGTCGAAAATTTGTATTTTCGGTAGCAAACCAAGTTGTTCCAGGATTGGTTCTATCGACATCCAATGTTGTCGTAACCAATTACATCCTAGAACATAATTATCGTCTCCACAAACCAACATGACCACTTTCGACAGCACACCATGCACCGTCTCACCCGACACCACACAAAGTGATGTAATGTGGTCCCATGCATTAAGCATAGAATTTCCGCAAGAAGTATTCCCATCGCCAGATTTTCGTTTATATTTCGTTTGATACTTCACACCATGCGGTGTACGGCCTCGGCACTCTACTTGCATGTTGAGCGCTTTTGACACGTATGTTGGTTTACTGAACCTCGAATAGATGTCCAGTTCGAACCGAATAGCTGGTTCGTCTTGAGTGCCATCCCACAACCTAGCATCATCCACCCCGGCCACAATTTGTTGCCCAGGGAACGTTTCTTGCAAATACTGAATCGCTTGTTCTACTAACCGGCCCAATGCATTTGCATTCATTCCGGAAGTGAAGATTACATGTGACTCAGGAAATTTCCATTTCTTTGCCAGATACTTTGAGAAGGCCAAAGTCCATGGACCAGTGTGCACTTGGTACTCTGGTGTACGACCTTGGATTAAACGTGGGCTCAAGTCATATGACCCCTCTTGGTCAAACTTGAGTAAAAACTCTCTTTTCACGAACGCCTTACTAGAAGCATATTCAGGTTCTAATTCGACCTCAGCTTTGGTCATTGCTGCAGCCAGTATCCGACGTCTTGGTACTGTGAAGCGGCGTAACCATTCATTCCTATGTGCCATGACTGGGTAGTCACCATCTGGTGCAATTAAGCTCCAGAATTGTTCTTCATACTGAGCCCGCATCATAGTCCATACCATTCTCTGGACATTTTGTGGCACGGGATTTGCCATTGTAACACGATTACATATCGCAATGTACTCATTATGAAAACATGACCGTGGTTGCACTGGCATCCCCTGAGCAAACACAATTGCCTGCATGGATGCACCGTGACCTGGTCGGCACGGAACCGGATCCCCTTTGACCTTCGCCTTGGGATCCTGAGCTAAAATCGGTGTCCCCTCGTAACAGATGTCATCGAATACTTCAACGCCTGGGTACTTGATAACAGCACCAGCAAAAGCTGGTGTGAGTGGAGCATTAAACAGTGTGTATAAAACTGCAGCACTGCCCAAGATTGTAAACATAATGGTCACTGGTGACACACCAAGCTGTCGCCTGTGCATCAGATACAACATCATCAAAGTACACCCTGCCGAAAACACCGCGATGACAACACGATACCGATTGTATGCGTAGTCCCACCACGATGCTGCAAAGTTTAACCCTGCGTTGTACCAAGCCAAAACTCCCGAATGATCATTTTTCAACACCCATAGAGCTTTTGACTGCTCTCTGAGGCGCACGAACGCCAATATTGGCGCCCATGTAACAATACCCTCCACTCTTCCGTCCGGAATGTCGAATTTCCTTGTCAAATTTTTTGCCATTTGGCAACACTGCTGAAAGGTATCGGCATTACGTGGCTTATATGCCATAGCGGTGACCAACTGTGTGATCAACAACTTAGGAATAGCCACTGGGTTCACAGAGCCAACAATTATACTCGACAGAAGAGAGTAATATGGCTGTTCAAGCTTGAAAGTTCCAAAAATGGTTCTCTCAGCTGCAGTGTAGGTAGTAATTGGTTGGTATACAATTGGCCCCGTGTACGTAACGTGGCCCAAAGATGTACCAATGTCCATACTAAGTGCCTGTGGTGAGGCACGAAGCCCAGGTATAGTCCGATAAAACAGAGCAACCCGGGTACTACCAATCGTCATCTTAACCACCCATGCCATGGCGTTGTGGCCATCATCAAAATATCCATCCTTTATCCACTCGCTGATCGAGTGATGGTATGCATGGCTGTTGCCCCGCGTTTGCGAAACAACAGTTCCATCGCCTTTCACCTCGTACTCAACATCGCCTAGGCACATATGCCCATATGGCGCCTCATACGCGTGATAAACGACGGCCATGACGCCGCCAATACTACGTGTTACCGCTGCCAACACCTGAGGCTTGGTTAGGTAGTATATAGAATGAACACTAAGAAAAGACATAGGGGCTCCTGCACAAACACAACACTGATCAACAGTGTGATGACAATAAGCATCAACGCCAGGTGTAAACCCAGCAACGCGAGTTGCATCATTAGAGGTGGCCAATGGACTCAAGCAATGGACGTTATTACGCCCCTTTGCCGTGTGTCGTGATGCCGAACCACTAATATCGTAAATCTGACCCGGCGGTAAGAGACTAATTGCAAATGCCTCGGCAATAGCACGCTCAACGGCTGAGTAAGGGTGTTCGTGTGCGGAGCACGGTTGAACCACATGAAGTGGCCAACCTGGTGCATAACGGTCCCAAGCATCCAACATCTCTTGAGTAAAAAGAATATGTGTGGTCACTCGGATCCCTCCAGCTGAACTGGCAAAGCCAGGGCCGAGGGGGTGTTGTGGGGGGCCTGGTGGGCCAGGTGGCGCTCCCGGTGGGCCAGGTGGTGGTCCCGGCGGTCCTGGAGGTCCTGGAGGAGGTGGTCCATTAGGTCCACGTGGAGGTGGGGGTCCGTTCGGTCCTCCATCTCCGCCACTAGAGCTGCTAGACGAATCGCCATCATCGTCTGGCCTGTCGTCATCCCTTTCGGGTGAAATAGACGGCACTCGCACAACTTGTGTTTTCTTTGGTGGATCGTCTGGCATAGTCGGCCTCCGTGGCTTTTCAGCAACAGCGACGATGCCCCGCGGCTTAGATGTCACGGGAACAACCGCCCATGGTCGTTCGACAACAGGCGCGACAACAGTCTTAGACACGTCTCTCCCTCGCTCCTCAGTACGAGATGCCACAGCATCAGATTGCTTCAACCAATGATCTATTGTTTTGTCAAGTTTTACTTGGCAATAATAGCTCGGATGATGCACCATACCTTTGGAGTCTGGCGTGACGGCCTGACAACGGACTGGTACCTTGACGGTTTTATTATCCACCCCCTGGTGCAAAAAATAAGCTCGTTCAGCCTTGGTAGAAATTTTCATGCTCTTCTCCTTTTGCAACCACAATTCGCCTTCGACAACATTTAGCCAAAGACGAGGTGTAATCTCAATAGACCGGCATGGATCTTCCTTCGTTCGCGTGAACTCTAAATGAGCATTCACACGAGTTACTGACTCAGACCTAGGGCTCCTGGTTTGATGTTTTTCTGGTACCACTGCATTTACAAGTTTCACCTCCTTCTGAGGTGCCTTGGTGGCGTGCTTTGCTAAGCCTAAGGGTACGGTAACGCTCGTTTTTCGCTCCCGTTTTTCCCCACCGTCGGCAGCAATACCATACTTAACCATCATTCCACCCCAACTATTCGATGATGAAACCTCACCACCGTCAGCCATATCCAGCGCTCGTGCTAGTTCAGTCTTCTCTGACACCAAGTCCCTTTTGAACTTTGATAGTGCCGGTGAATCTTTACTAGAAACACTAAGGGCCTTGTGGCCTAGGGGCAGCATCCGTAGAAAGTTGATTTCCCTGGTTGAAATTCCAAGTGTTTCATCGATCTTAGGAGATTTGGATGCTTGTCGTTTACTCGCCTCAATTGACGAGATTTTGGGTGCTGTATTAGACACAGTACTAGTAACAGTACCCTTCGGCTTCTCAGCCTGTTTTTTAACAGGTTCCCAAGAAAATTGGAAGCCAGGGTCAAATGCTCGACCATTAGATTTGGCTAAACCTAGAGCAACATCCTCAAAGTTGATAAGTTTAGGAGCTTTTCCAGCATCACTGTCCGTTGGCGTGTAGGGCGGTGATGGACTACCTGGAATCATGATCCCTATTGGTGAGGCTATGCCACTCGTGGGTCCTAATATGGGCGCACTCGTTGCTATCAAGCTCTCACCAACTACTGGGAGAGTTAGTCGCTCTGGGAGACCGGGTTCAGTTGGTTCCGGAACTAACAGAGTATTGGGATCTCTCCCTAATACTGAAAACATGCCCTGTTTTTTATAGAGCAGATCAATATTGTCGCTTGCCACACCCTGCGCTACCTCGTAGTCAGGGGGGGTCTCAATCTCATTCGTGACATCAGTCATGACTGCGTTATTC